CATGATATACACACCAGCAGGAATAACAGTACCGTTGCCGGTGCTAGTAGACGTGATGGTTGTGGTTAAGAAATACGCGCCAGCCGTGTTGGTTTGCGCTGCGGCAAGAATGATTTTGTTTGTGCTTAATGACATGGTTTATTGCTCCTTATAGTGTCAAAGAGTTGTAACCGGACACTACTGACATAGATTTTGGCTTGGTCGAAACCATTTCCGCAATCATCAGTACAGCACCAACATAACCAATTTGCCAGTTTGGAAGTGTGGACTCGAATCCTGTAAACACAAACGAACCTTGCTCATGGACATAGAGCGAGAGATAGTTAGTGTTCAGGAAGTACACAGTACCTTCTGGACAGTATGGGTCTGGATAGATTGGAACACCAGCAACCATCAAAGCGCGGAAAGCGGCTTGAGGACCGTTAGCATCACCATCAAAACCGTGACCGGGTGTGATTACATATTGTTCTTGACCAACAAAGTCTTGAGCAAGTAATGTCCAAGTACCAAATCCGCAAACACCAAAAGAAGGCACTTCAGCGCTGTTTTTCACAGTACCAGAAATGTATTGCAAGATGTTTTGACGAGTTGGGTTGACGTTACCGGCTGTGTAAGCCTTTGACTGCCACCAAGTGTATGCAGAACGGCTGATGTTGCCATAAGTGCCAGAGGCAGAAACGGCAGCAGGAAGTCCTGTGAATTGTTGCGTGTTAGTGCTGTTGGTGTACAAGGCTGTAGCCATTGCATCCATCATCACGTTTGTCGCATCGTTCATACGGGCTTCAATCAATGGAATGATTGCAGCGTCTTGCTGAACAGCGCCTTCCATACCGAGGAACGGTACAGGGGCAATCATCAGCTTCAGGTCAAATTCAGCGTTGTAAGCACCTTGCTGGACTGAAGGCTGGTTAAATGAACCAGAGTAGTCAGACCATTGAGCGTTAACAAACTGAGCGCCCTGAACGGGAACGGTTACAGATGAAACACCACCAGAAGCAGTTTGACTGTTTGCAATCAAAGCCGCCATCAAGGGCGTAGAGTTATAAAGTTGTACGACCAGCTTCGGGATAAACGCACGCCGTGTAACGTAAGTTAACTCGGTGTACTGTGTACTACCCGTTGCTGGAACGATACCGCCACCTATAGGCATAGTTATCTCCTAGAAAAAAAATCCCCTGCTTACAAACCAATGGGTTTTGGATTTCTCCGCAACTCATTGAGCGCTTTCGAGGCTTCATCCCGTGCTGCCATTACTGGGTTTTTGTAGTATTTACCTAAGTCAAACTTAGCAACTGCACTTGGGTTGTAGCCAGTCGGTGTGGGTACGGCAGACTGTTTCATCCAGTCCCAGTATTCCGCAGCCGATTCGTGATTCGTAATGCCCTTATCAAGCATTATTTTTTCAACTTGTTCAATTTCGCTTTCGTCTTGAATAAAACCTTTTTTAATCAAACTCATTCTGCGTTTGTTAAGGTCGTTCACAGCGTCTTGTTCGCGCTTCTCTGCTCTCATCTGTTCAAGTTCTTGATGAACTTTTGAGACGGCAGAAGATGTGTGGTCTTCAATATCCAACTCAGGAATTATTAGACCGGGCTTGACTTTACGGGTCAGGCGCAGAATTTCTTTCCGAGTTTCTGGATTGTCAGACAACTCACGCATTAGCAGCGCCATTTGGTCGCGCTGCTCAAAACTCATGTCTTCTAAACTCATAGTTATCCCCTAACGAAATTAAATTACTTTTTTACCGTCACCGGGCTTTTGAACTTGCATCTTGTTCTTAGCTCCGATAGCGTTTGCACCACTCAATCCACCCAACTGGGAGAAACGAGGAGTATTAACTACAACACCATTTTGTTGGTTGTTGTCTGTAGGTCTGCGTGGGCTGTTAGCACCACGGGGTTTGAACAAGTCCATGATTTTTCCTTACATTGGAGTTGGTTGAGGAGAAGCACCGCCTCCACCAGCACCCGGCATTGGCGGTAGGTTTGGAACAGCCGGGGCTTGAGACATTGCACGACCTTCTGGCGTAGCGCCTCCGGCTTGCGGCAAGTTTTGTAGCATCTGAATAATCTCAGACTGCTGTAATTCATTGGCTTTTTGTTTTTTCTGTCCAAGCAATCCAGTTAAGGTGCGTAAGGCAGATAAGGCTTTTTGCCCCTCTGGTGAAGCGCTACCAAAGTTTGGCAAGGCTTGCTCTATCAAATCCATTGCCATGCTAATGTTGACCATTGCGCCTTCTTTGTTTCCCATCTTGGGTTCAGGCGTAGACATTGGGGATGACATTGGAGGAGTTGACGTATCAGACATTTCCGCTTCAGGAGTCATCTCAGGGGTAGTTGTCCCTGCTGCACCTTGCTGTGAGCGAATCAAGTCCATCATCTTTGCATCGGTTGCCATAAGTTCCCTCTATCTGTTCAACAGTCGCGATTAAATCAGACTATTGTAATTTGTCAAGTGGGGAGCAAGTTTAAATTCCAGCCCCCCAAAGGAATATGAACGGTCAAACCGCGCAATCAACAGGGGTTGCCCCCCGTTAATTACTTGCGGCTCTTACGACCTTTACGAGCTTTACGCATAGTCTTCTCCAAAGTTGAAGGCAGCGACCTTTTAAGTAGGGAAGGAAGCCACACCCTTTTCCCTTTCGGGGAAACTGTTTAGCGACAGGACTTACGACCGCGCTTAGATTTTTTACCGTACATCATGTACTCCTTATGTTCGTTGAATTGCTCTCATTGAGCGTTGTGCTTGGACTGCGGGGTTGACTCTAACATCAACATTCTTGTATTGCAATTTTCCACCAGCGCCAGCTTTTTCTGCACGACCAAGTTCTTTTGTCGTTACAACGGGTTGGTCTGCTTTAGGTGTCAACTGTTGAGTGGTTGCCATTACATTTCCTTTAAATCTGATTTTCCCTGTTTAGGAGGTTCTTGAGGTTGAGGTTGGGCAGCCGCAGCTTGCTCCTTTTTCTTCAGCTTATCTTTGAGCAATTGTTTCATTGGAGGCTCAAGCAAGTCAAGCAATGATTCTGTGTCAATAGCTTTGGCTTTAAACAAATTAAAAGCAAGCTGGCGCAAGTCTTCTGTAAAGATTGGCGAGTTGGAATGGGCATCTACCTTGACTATGTAGTCACTAGTAAACTGCTCGGCAATAAATTGATGCCCCTCATCGTCTTTAAAGTGCGTCTTGTCATAGACTTGCATTAATTTTAGGTATAGCGTAGCTACCTTTTCAAGCGAATCCTCAATAATGAGAGCGCGTTTTTTAGCTCTGCTAGACCCTAAACGGGCTAATTGGGATGCGTGACCAGAGGAGCGAACACCAGATTCGCCTTTTCCTTGCAATACAGAGGAGATGCCAGAGGCTTCGGAGAACATATTGTCCACCTCATGTATCACCTCAAACAAAGATGAAGGCATATCAGGGGCTAATCGGTCAGCCCTAGCGTTAGGCATATCGCTTGATAGCAGTCCACCGGCTCTGTTTAGAGCAAAGTTCTTCTCATCTAAGATGCCAGTAAAGCCTGTGAGGGCTGTCGGTGGGTTAACTTGCTTTGATAACAAGTCAAGAATCTCAGTCATGCGGTTATTGCGTAACTGCTGCAAGAATACTAGACGAGAAACTTCGGATTGACCCCAGTAATAATCATATTGAGGGTTCGGGCAAATTTGCACAAATGGCAGTTCACCTTTAAGGAACATTGATTCGCCGGGTCTGTCATAGATAAATATGTCAGGGTCAGCCATTGTGACGCATTGATAGTCATCAATCTCATCATTCCATACCCACAGCTCATACATCTTGACTGTCTCTTCAGCTACACGCGCTTTGTAGCGGTTCATACCTGAGAGGTCTAGGTTGACGTTTCCATACATAGTAGGGTTTGACTGCGACAACATGATGCGGTCAAGACCTTCTGGTAAGTCTTCACTATTGGTGTGTATGCTAGTAGAGATGCGCTTAACAATTGACTCGCGCTTGGGATGAGAATACAGCCGGTTGTAAAGCTCAGACTTTGTGATGTAGTAAGTTTGAACGATGGCTTCTTGCCGGTCTGTATAAGGGGTATCTTCACGCAACACGCCAAGACTAGCTGGCTCTACCATGTATGGGTGTATGCCGTTGTTGTAGACAAGTTTAATGAAGGTTGAGTTAAAGCATAGCGCCCAAGTTAGGGCTGCACTAAACACTTGGTCTGCATTGGAATTAATCCACTCATCGTTGAGCGCAAGCGTCAAGCGAGGAACTTTAATTTGCTCTTGGTCTGGAACAGCAGCCCCAACATTGATAGAGAACCGTGTCGTTTCTGCTGAGTAGAGGAACGATGTTAGTTGGTCAATGTGAGGATAGATTTTATTGAAAATACACGGTGGCTCATCAGGACCAGCGCCAAAGAGAAAGAAAGAGCGCAAAGAGTTGTAATCACTTTTTCGCTCTTGTAGGGACACCATGCACTTTTCAACCAAGTCACGGTAGAACTGTTCTCTAAGAAGGTCGTTGGATGGAATCCGCATTATTTTTTCAGACTTAGGTTTTCATGGTCGGCAGTATAACTAGCCATCTTAGGTCCAGTCAAATTTCCCATAGAGTTAGGCATTACTGATACAACCTCTGTTTCTTTTCCAAGTTGAGGACCAACGGGTCGATTGAATCTTCCAGACAAGGCAGACTTCATATCCACGCCTCCACCACCACCCCAAATAGCAGCGTCTCTTGGTTGTGGCTCTCTTGGACGTTCTGCGGCAATCTTAGCTTCTTTCTCTAGCTGGCGCTTAGATGTTTTGTTCTTACGAGTAAAGAAGCCCCCTTGGTTTTCTCCCTCACGGGTAGACTTAATGTCGGTCATGTCAAACTCCATAGCTAGTTGTTTGACGTTTTTGTCGTTCCTCTTGGTGGTATCCGAGATAAGTCCCGGAGCTTGCAAAAAGACAACATAGACTTCCTCTGAGCAGTTCTTCATTGGGCATTTAGCTTCAAAGCTCTCAAAGTACCCGTGTTTGTCGCATTTATAGTCTTTTAGCACAGCCATAGTTATCCCCTTTTAAGTGCTTCATCTAAGGTCTGACCTGAATAATCCCCGCGATTACTCACCCCTACCTTAATCTTTATTTCCCCATTGACTAGGTGTAGACCCGTTGTACGGGCTAGTCGGGGCTTTGGTTCGCGTCTGTATTCCACAAACCGAGTCTTGTCTCTGTTTTGCATGACGGCTACTTCGCCATTTAGCCATGAGTTGTAACCTTTACTCACCCGTATCTGCATATATTCGGTAAGAGTTCGAGTGCGATAGAAGAACACATCAAGCAAATGGTCTTTGTCAACACCACACAGCTCGGCAAAGAGCTTGACAGAGATGCCTCTGTTTTGGTCTTTAACTAAGCGTTTAATCACGCGCAACAGTTCACGCTTGGGTATGGTTACTGGCAACATACTCGATGGTGTATCCAATGGATTGCAAGAAAGATAGAAAGTCTGGCTCTCTATATGAGGTGACGCATATAGGGTTTACCAGTATGTGCGTATCTGAAACAAGTTTGCGAGAAGTTGAATGACTACCAAGAAGTTGATGGAAGTCAAAGTCATCATGGAATGTAGGAATGACGTTCTCAATAGAGAAGTCTCGGATAGTTTTCTCAGAGGCGTACTTCATACCCAGTTCAGCAAAGGTATGGCGTTTTAGGCAAGACAGTTGCACGTCCTCATTCCAGAGGTGAATGTCTTGGGCATGGTTGTGAACAATGCCGTAGCGGTTTGGCGCTTCAAGAAAACGCTTGCTTCTCAGGCTAAAGCCCCCGTTTTGTACAAGAGTTCGTGGAAATTTGTCGTGCCATCCGCCTTGTAGAACTAACTGGTTGCCTATCATTGCAGCGTGTGAGACTCCACCGATATAGTCATATTCGTAGTATTCAGGCTTGAAATTAGCCCCGTTTAGCACCCAACTATCGTCTTGGACAATCAAGCAATAATCTGTATCAATGAACGCATACAGGCTGTGCATGATAAAGACCGAATACATAAGGTAGTCAAGGTTGCCTATTCTGTGCCAAATAATGTCATCAGGTAAGTTCTCAGGCTTCTCAATGGACAAGAGCATCCCTTGTGAGCCGGGCAGTTCTTTGACAGACTTCTGTATGGCAGGGATAGCGCTTGCCCCATCGTTGTGACCGTAGACAGAGACTACTGTGAGGTTGTTATGTTCCATAAACGCCAATCCTCTTCAAGTAATCAGATACGTTGCGCCCGACAGCCACCTCTTCAGGGGTCTTGTCTTCAATGGCGCGAGAGACTGCACGGCTAATTCTCATAGCGGTCAAGCGAGGTTGTAGTTGTTCGGCATAGGCAGCAGCCGCCAGAGCAGAGGCGATTACTCGGTCATCTTTGTTGCGACCAGAGGCGGCTATTGACCCACCTTCACGGGTTATGGTCTTCATCTCTTCTAGGGTTTCCATGTCGTAGACCGCCATCATCCCGCGCTCAAAGTAATCCTTCATGTAAGTCATCATGCGCTCTTTGGTCTGCACCGTAGTCAGCCAGCCAATAGAGTTAGACATTCCACCCATTGTGTCGTTCCTGCGCCAGATGTAGTTGGACATTGAACCGTAGACATCCATAAGGTGTCTGCCCATTTCTCCAGCCATGGCAGCCGCTTGGCGCTTCAAGTTCTTGAGTTCATTGATGACTGCTTGCCCCGGTCCATTGACTTCCAAGTTAAGGGTTGAGTTCTTGTATGCGCCAGCAAGGTGAGCAATCACCCAAGCAAATTGGTAGGTGTTAAGTTCAGAGGTGGCAAAGGCAGCGACTTGCTCCATGCCGTCCGAGTAGCAACGGTAGACCTGAATACAGAAGCGGTCAGCCCAGTCGCTTGACCCATAAGCAGGGTCAGCACCAATGACGTAGTAGGCGGTGTCTACAGGCTCTTCCCATATCTTCAAGGTAGCCAAGCGCTCAGTAGACTTGACTACTTGGGTGTCTTGAAAGTTAGCGCCAAAGACATAGCGGTAGTTATCAAAGGAGAGCTTCTTAGAAATCTTGGCTGCATCAGTACAACGGGCAATAGAGAAAAAGCTAGTGCCGGTCATCACAAAGGCATAGTCCTCAGTCGGTGGGAACTCTTGGTACATCAAGGATTCGTCCTTGATACCTTCGAGCATTTTCCAACGCCACCAAGCCATCTGTCTTGAGTTGACCTCAAAGTTGTAGAGCTTCTTAATGTCTTTAGTCCACTCTTTCTCTTCGGTGGTAAGTTTGCCGTCCCAATAGACTTTGTAGATGTCTGAGTCTGGGTCAGCAGAGTAGAACTCATTGCGCCACCAGCCACAAAAGATTGCCTTCTGAGTACGCGCTCGTCTAGCAGTAACGTACATCTCATGGAACATATTGAAGCCACGGGCTGTAGATTCAAAGATATAGAGTCTCTCAGGGTTGTTCTCAGCAAGAGAGGCTAAGAGGGAAGCCAGACCTTCCTCATCACCCCAAGAAGATGTTTCTGTGCCGTGAAGAAATGTGATGCCTTTTCCGCGTCCGAGAGAACCCTTGGCTCTGAGTCCAGCAACTTGGTAGAAGATACGACTTCTGTTTTTGAGGGACAGAGAGTTTCTGTTGTGGGCAAGCATGGGGATTTTGTACTCTTTGGGGAGTCCATCCATGTATGCACCGAGTGTTCCTCTAAACATATCTCGGTTTTCTTCGGTGTCTGTAACAAGTGTTCCCCCAAGACCAGCGTTAGTGAAATGCCAATAAAGGTCTAGCGCAAGAGATATGGTGGTAATCCCTAGCTGTCTACCCTTCAAAATAACAAAGAAGTGAATACCGTTAGCCAAGCCAGAGTTAATCTCTTCCATGACATAGGTCTGTGTTCCAAGGAGATGGTCCATGTTCCTTAGACCTTGCTCCTTAGTCTCAATCTTGAGTTGAGCGCAGAACTTATAGAACTGTTGCAAATTAAATTTCATCTAAGTTCCAATGAATGATGTCCCCGGCAGTCTTTTTGTTCCTAGCCACATTCAGTAGCTCCTGAACAGTTATGGGCGAATACTGCAATTTCCATCTGTTAACCAAGGCAATCTTCTGTTTCTTGGTTTTACACAGTAGCGCAGCCCTGACTTCTCCCTGAAGCCAAACCCTACTCGCCCTTAACTGCTCCCTAGTGGATAGGTTCGTATTGCTCAAGCTGGCTACGCACCCTCTCTAACTCCTCTTGTGCCATTTGCATAAGACGAGCAGATTCAGTATGCACACGCATCAGCTCATGGAACAGTTCAGCATGGTTCATGGCATACACACGCTCCATATAAGCCTTCTTCATGTCCTCAGCAGCCATAGGCATCATGGCGTTATGACCGTTTACTAAGCCGTTCTCCATACCCTTACTCCTTCCTTCTCGCATCTAGCGATAAATTTACGTTCCAACTTCTTCCCAGTCCGGTAGTTGTTGTTACAAACCACTTGCAACTTCCCACCGTCAACAAAGAAACTGTCCCCTACCTCCATCACCTTGTACGGATACCGCCGCTTATCAGGTGGCACAGGCACATCTTTACTTACTTCCATGCTAATCATTTGCATCCCCCTATCCATGTTGGGCAGTATAGACAAAAAAAAGGGTCACTACAAGAGCAACCCTAAACCCATAACCCAACTTCTACGAAGTGGAAAAGGAAATACCGGCAACTGCAAAGTAACCGGCAAAGTGACTATACAGGAAAACACATATTTTTTTTGGTGGAGGAAGCGAATGGGGCACACACTTTTACAAACCGAAACCCAATCGATTACCGCGAGAATAAAAAGCTAGAGAGTTAGCGCTTGGACAAACCCATTACCCAAATTAGTAGCGTATAAATAGCGCCGTGTGTCTCTATAGCGTAGCTTATGGCAACCCCTAAACCCCTTTTACCGGTAGCGCATGGGCGAGATATATAGTTGTCATTACCGCCATTGTGAGCGTTTACAGTATGTAGATACTTAACTATATTAATACCATTTATTACATAGTATGTAGTTACTATATAATATATATAGTATGTAGATACCATACTATGTAGATACCATATTATGTAGACATTTATAGTTAACTACATAACATAATTAACTTTTATAACATAGTATAAATATAACTATATAGTATGCTTGTGGATAACTCTAACTTATCCACACTATCCACACCATGCACCATTATAGAGATTATATGCACTATAATAGGGTATGATGATTATATATTGCACGGTATTGGTGCTATGCTTTTTTGTAAGTAGTTGATTTATATAGGCTTAGATATTGGCATGGTTTTAGCATAGTAATATATAGTAGAGAAAACAATCTCTACATTTCCTAAACTTATTCACAAGGGGCTAAACATGAAATTCGCATTTATTCCAAAGGCTAGTTACACCATTGGGCAACTGATTACCGTACACGGTAAAAAAATGCGCGTAGAGAGCTACACACACACGGGCAAAAACGTCACCGTTCACACTTTAGAAAATGCGCCTAAGTTTGAACGCATTGTGTGCATCTGTACCGATTCTCAACCGATTGAGGGTGTAGCTGCTTAATAGCTTAGCGGGTAAGGCTACGGGTTAGCCTTATTCGATGCGCTATTGCATCATTCCTAAACTGTAAGGGGCTAGTTATGCAAAGAATCACACGTAAAGATTTAGAGGGCGCGGTTAACTTACTCAACCGCATTACAAACAACCCAAGCGAACCGTATCACGGTGAACATGGTAAATGGGTTGCCAATATCGGCAACTTTCATATATCGGGCGCATATAGCGGTTATGCGCTACATCAAACAATGAATGAGGCGGGCGGTATACGTGACATATTTAGTTGCGGTCACGTCCCGATGCGTGACCTTTATAACCTTATCCATGCTTATCGTAAGGGCATTGAGTACGTAAAGACTGAGATAACCGCGTAAGACTATGCAGCGTGAAGCCTATTACCGTAGGCTTTGCGGTGCAATGTCGCACCATTCCTAAACTGAGGGGTAATCTATGAACGCCTATTTTATCAAGTGCATCAATAAACAACTAGGTACAGAAGCCATTTCAACACGGTTGTTTTACTTTTATGACCAAGCAATAGAAATTGTTGATACTCTAAACGCTAAAAAAGACGGTTATGAGTATTTTCTACACCAAGCCAATATCTAAGGGGAACACTATGCGAAGCAATGTAACCTTATCAAATGGGCGCATAGTAGCTCACCGCCCGTACCTTAGTGCCGGTGTACCAAATGGGGCAACTGAAGCCTACATGATTGACGGTGTAGAAATGAATGATGCGGAGTGGCGCGAATACTGCCTATTGACCGCCACGCCTACACCGCCTAAAAAGCCTACATGGGCAGAGATTAAGCAAAGGGAAGCAGCATGATAGCGATTAGCCTACACGATAAGCCTTTAGCAGCCCACGGGCTAACCTCTTACCGTTACAAAGGGCGTTATGGCTTTGTGATGATTGGGGCGCGTGATGATGCCCACGCGCTTAAAGAGGCGCAGCGCAGCCTTACACGGGACACCGCCACGCCTGAAAAGCTGGAACGCTGGAACGGTAGCCAATACCGCCCCGTTTAGCCCGTAGCGTGTAGCCCCCTAAAACTAGGGGGTTATGCGGTACGCGCTCGCGCACCATTTCCTAAACTTTTAAGGGGTAAAACCATGCAGACTTATACCGTCACAAAAACCGTAGAGTATTTCTACACCATTGAGGCAGACACCGCAGAGCAAGCGGAGAAACTCGCTTCAAACTTTGGAACGATTGAGGCTAACCAATGGACAATTTTGGACATTGTTGCTGAGAGCAATGAAGAATACGAAGCAAGCATTGAGGGGTAAACCATGAAAACATTTCAGATTTTTAAAAATGTCTCTTATGAATACTTTGTCGAAGCTGAAACCTTGGAAGAGGCGCAGACAAAAATCATAGAGGAAAACCCAGAACATGAGAGCGAAGAGCTAATTGAATGGGTATTCGCTGATGAACATGATGGCGTGAATTGGACATACGAACCAGTCACCCAGTCTTAAACCCTATAAACCCCCCACGCGCCTACGGGCGCATAACCGGAGATAACCCAATGACAAACTCGCAACACTTCGCACTTAACCAATGGCTAACTTATTACCCTGAGGGCATAAGTTATCAGGAAATAATCACAGTTCTATCTGAATCTGAGAATGAATGGACTATTGACAATGTAAACGTTTGGGAAGTGGTAGAAAATTTCACACTAGACCAAGTGGCAGAATTTATAGAAGATACCCGTAAAGCATTTGAACGCGCAACTACAGGGGAAACCGTATGAGCAGCCGATACATTTTTGATAAGGTCAATCAAGATATAACCGCCGCTATCGCCCGACAAGTAGACCGCGACTCCCCTATACGCGCACACACGCCGACTAATGACGATTTAGTTTGCGCCATAATCTTTGTAGTGTCAGTAGCCCTGTTAATCTTTTTTATAAGGTAACCAATGCTGAAACCCGTACTAGAGAAAATTCCCCCCACGCGCACCCCTACGCGCCCCACGCGCCTACTCGCGCAAGGGTTTGACTATGTACCCGCATCACGCACCGACATCACCCAAACATGGCGGCGCTTTGGCTGGACTCCAACGGTGAAACCCAATGACCCTAGCTGATGCCCATAAGCTGCTAGACCGTGTACGCGAGGGGCATAACGCCCCCGTGTACCTTATAACCCTTGCATTGATTATGACTGGAGACATACGCCATGCGTGACCAAACTGATTGTCATTACCCCCATACGCGCCTATGTCTACAAGACTGTGAAGACGGTTGTCGCGCCCGTAAGACTGTGTGGCGTAAGCGCACCATAAAAGAGTTACAAGACCAAGAGCTAGAAGATGAAGAGTTTAGGAAGATTCCCCAATTTACTTATGAATGTAAGCATTTAGGGGTTTGTATGGATAGACCTAGCCATTGCCTAGATTGCCCAAGTAATAACACATGAGAGTTTTAGTAGCTTGTGAATACTCCGGTACGGTAAGGGATGCCTTTATTCGAGCCGGACACTACGCAGCCTCGTGCGACCTATTGCCTAGTGATTCCTCCCTTGGTGACCACTATCAATGCAGCGTCTTGGACATCCTCGACCATGACTGGGATTTGATGATTGCTCACCCGCCTTGCACCTATTTGTCCAATGCCGGAGCTGTTCACCTATACCCTAAAAAGGTCCTAAACCAAGATAGACTAAAGCAAGGGCTAGAAGCTAAAGAGTTTTTTATGCAGCTGCTCTCTAGTCCCATTGAGAAAATAGCCATAGAAAACCCCGTGCCGTCTAAGATTTTTGGATTGCCCCAATATCATCAAGTCATCCAGCCCTATGAGTTTGGACACCCATTTCAAAAAAAGACTTGTCTCTGGCTTAAAAACCTACCGCCTCTAATGGCAACCATGTATGTCCAGCATAACGAAAGCACCAAAGTAGCCGGTAACTGGTTTAACAAAGGCGGCAAGGATAGACAAAAGAACAGGGCTAAGACCTTTGACGGTATAGCCAAAGCTATGGTTGAACAATGGGGTTGATATGCCTGAGATTCTCTTCATTGCGTTTATTGCGATTTGTATCTTCTTGGCACTTGTTGACAAGTAAAAATAAACTGTGATAGAGTTTGCTTGTTGTCGTAGTAGTCAACACCAAATGAAGCCATTTACTCATGCCTTGCCCCGACATACTGGGGACTACTACCAAGGCAGCAGTAAGTGGCTTTTTTGTTGTCTATTCGCATCCGCACTCCACGCGATAGCAGAGCGCCTACATGGGCGGCTTGGAAGAGAACATAGGGCAGCGCATCACCCCGTTGATAACCCTAGAGAACTGTGTGCGAGGTATCTCAGAAGACATGGGGACATGGTGAGACAAGACCCATATCGAATGAATCGCATCCCTATGGGGAAGCTAGTGCATACGCATGGGCTTGGGGGAGAGCTTCTCACCCTTGGGGAAACTATTGTCTAAAAGGAAAGTAACAGAAAACTATTAGAAAGGATAATCCGATTAATAAATACAATGACTAATCATCATAAGCGTGATACATTACTTACTCATTCCTAACTATCCGAAAGGGGAAACATGAAACCACTCATTTGTGCTGATTGCAAGTGGCACATTCCATCTAAACAAAGCTCAACCGTAGCCAACTACGACCGTTGCAAAGCCTCAGAGGTTATTAACCTCGTTACTGGGGAAGCTAAACATACCTACTGTGAATCCATGCGCGTTGCCAATGGTGACTGTGGTATGGATGCTAAGTTGTTTGAGTTAAACCAAGCTGAAGAGGAAACTCCAAATGGCAACTAAGCTACAAAGTAATCTAGTCACCAAGTTACAAGAGATTAGACAACTCAAAGACACCATCCAAGACTTGAATGAGCAGCTTCAAGAAGTCAAAGACGAATCCAATAACCTAGAGCTAGCCTTAAATAAGTGCATCTACTCTAAGGCAGAGCTTAACGACAAGAATGAGCAGCTACAAGACGATTTAAGGCAGTTCATGGAACTGTACGCAAGCACAAAGGTAGTAGCTCAAAACCTTTCAGAAGCAATTTATTTCTTAACAAAGGATAAACAACATGGCTAACGATAGAAACGACTTTGCACCAGAGATACGCAATAGCGCTTGGTGGTCAGGTGACTCCCGCAAGGCAGCCAATGGACACGGCAATGATGCAGTCTTAGAAAAACTAGGGGTCAAGGAAAGAGAAGACATTAGCCACATTGAAGCAGTCCAAATGGGTCATGTTATGCAGCCCATCATTGGACAACTAGCAAGTGCCAAACTAGGCATGGAATTGAAGGAAGCTGACTATGCGCTCACTCACCCAAAAGAGACTTGGATGCGTTCCCATTTCGACTTCATCTCGACTGACGGGCAAACACTTGTGGAAGTCAAAAACTACAACGCTGCTGTACGCAACAAGTTTGATAGTGAAGCCAACATCATCCCTGCGGCTGATATGGCGCAACTCATCCATGAAGCGGCTTGCCACAATATCAACGACATTGTGTTGGCTGTTCTATTTGGGGGACAAAACTTTGAAGTGTTTAAGTTCACCATTGAAGAAGGGCAGAAAGAGCAGCTCATCAAGGATATGGCGCGGTACTGGTCACACGTTGCGTCTAAGCAGTACCCTGAACCTGAGACTACCGAGCAAGCGAAACTAATCTATTCTGTCTCCGCACCCACAAGCATCACCGCACCTCAGTCCCTAGAGCAGATGTGTCAAGCCTTGAACTACACAAAGGAACAGCTCAAGAAATGGGAAGACGAGGAAGAGAAACTCAAGGTGGAAATACAGAAATTTATGGGGGTCAACAGCGAATTGGTAACCCTAGACGGCAGAGTCCTAGCCACTTGGAAATCATCCAAGGGCAGCATGAAGTTTGACTCTAAGTTGTTTGAGCAGTCTATGCCAGATGTCTACAAGTCCTATGTTCGGGAAGTAGCCGGTAGCCGTAGATTTTTAGTGAAAGGGTAATCATGTTGCTATTTAAAACAAAACGATTAGAGCGCCTAGAGCAAGAAGTTGTCATGCTAGAAGACTTGTTTGCTCAAGCTCTACAACGCATAGACAAGCTAGAACAGGCTCGGTGGGGTATGAAGGTTGACGGCACACCAAAATCAAAGCCCGGAAGGAAAGCTAAAGATGAACGCATTTCCTAGTGGACACGACCCTAAGACGGGTACTGCCGACAAAGGCATGAAGCTCAGAGATTACTTTGCAGCCAAGGCTTTGCAAGGGATGCTTGCAGAACCATCACTCAAAGCAACGCCTCAAGAGTTTGCTCAAAGGTCTTACATGGTGGCAGATGCAATGATGAAAGAGAGGGACTTGTGACTACGCAAGATGTCGCAATATATGTGATGGCTGCATCAACAGTCATAGAAACATTCCTAACTATTTTGGAGAAATTTACATGAGTAATATCATCCCTGTATCAGACATGACAGTCATGGCTGACAGTATCGTAAAAAGCGGCTTCTACGGTTTTAAAACCAAAGAGCAAGTCATGGCTGTAATGCTTGTAGCCCAAGCAGAAAACAAGCACCCCGCCTCTGTCGTGCAAGAGTACGACATCATTCAAGGCAAGCCAGCCCTGAAGTCTCAAGCTATCCTAGCCCGTTTCCAACTCTCTGGTGGCTCTGTCCAATGGGATGTAGTCACGCCCAAGGCAGTCAAGGGGACATTCAAGCACCCACAAGGGGGCAGCCTGACAGTCGAGTGGACTATCGAAATGGCAAAGCAAGCTGGTATCTACCGTGACGGTAGTGGCTGGTCTAAGTACCCTGAAGATATGCTCAGAGCTAGGGTTATCTCTAGAGCTGTGCGCTCTATCTATCCAGCTTGTATCTTGGGACACTACGCTACAGAAGAGGTTATGGACTTTGATAGTCCTAGCCCTAAGCACATGGGCGTTGTAGAAGACGTTAAACAGCCCCTAGAGGTCATAGAAGACACCGGTGGTGACTACTCCCTTATCTTGCCTGACGGTCAAATCTACGCCTCTTTCCACACGCCTGAAGGATGGATTGCTGGATATGGGGAACTTGTAGGCAAAGTTATGGCTTCATCAAAGCTGTCTGATGAGCAGCGTACAGAGAAAGTAGCCAAGTTAGCGGAAGCTAATATGACTGTAACTGAGAAGTTCAGCAGTTTTGACAAAATCAAAATCAGAGCAGAGCTTGCCAATCAAGGGGTAAACCAACACCCAAAGTCACCAGCGTCCCAGTTCGTAGCCGACATGGAACACAGCGACAAAATATTCTGAACCATTTGCAGAACGTAGGCTCACTAACTCCAATGGACGCATTACAAAACTATGGCTCATTCAGGCTTGCAGCCCATATCGAATATCTTAGGAAGCAAGGACACCCAATCCTTACAACTATGGTTAAAGAGGGTGGGCGCGAGTATGCCCGATATATCTACCGTTGAAAGGAAAATAATGGAAAACCAAAAGAAACCCCCGTTTGTACCCCTAGAGATGAAAGGGCGTATGACAAAGAACACCTACAAAAAACAGGGTTCTTCCGAGCCAGACTGGAAAGGCACGTTCATGTACGAAGGACAAGTGATGACGTTTGGTGCATGGGAAAACGATGCTGGTTACGGTGTCTACTACAACATCAAAATCAACGACCCTAACTGGAACAAACAGCAACAGCAGTACCCTAAAGAGGTAACTGACAAACCGGCTAAGTCTTATCCAAAAGATAGTGACGTGCCATTTTGACGGCTAGCTTCTCTCTCCCGTTTCCCCCAAGCGTTAACACCTATTACCGCAACTTTCGCGGTCACATGGTGATGAGCGCCAAGGGCAGGGAGTTTAGAGAAGCTGTCCAAGTCTTTGTAATTGAAAACAACATTCCTAAGTTTGGGGACAAAAAATTGAAACTAACACTAATTCTGCGTCCTAGAGACAAAAGAAAAATAGACATCGACAACCGTATCAAAGCGGTACTTGATGCACTAGAACACGCCGGAGTGTTTGACAACGACTTCCAAGTTGACCACATTGAGATGATTCGAGGAGAGCAAATCAAAGGTGGGCTGCTTCATGTAGTCATAGAAGAGATGACCCCCCGACATCCCGAAGTCGAGTCCCACGAGGACAGTTAGGAACGTGACGGGGCAGCGTTTCGGGTAGCCCCACTTATTAAACAAACAGGACAAACATGGAAACAATCGACATCCCATCAATCGGCACAGTAGAAATACCGCCAGAGAAAAACCACATCTTTGTAGCGACACCAATGTACGGTGGTCAATGCTTTGGCTTCTTTACCCAAGGCTGCCTACAGCTTCAAAAGCTAGCGTTCAACAACAACATAGACGTAACCTTTTCTTTTCTCTTTAATGAATCTCTCATTCAGCGAGGACGCAATCTCTTGGCTCATGCCTTTCTGAAGACCAAATGCACTCATATGCTCTTCATTGATTCAGACATTAAATTTATTCCAGAACATATCTTGCCAATGATTGCTGCTGACAAGGACATCATCTGCGGTATCTATCCCAAGAAGGAAATCAATTGGAAAACAGTACGCACCGCTATGGACGCTGGTGTACCTGATGACCAGCTAAAACACCATACAGGCAACTTTGTTGTGAACCTTGTGAACTATGAAGAAACAGTCACAGTTCCAATTGGTGAGCCTCTAGAGATATGGAATGGCGGCACGGGCTTTATGCTCATCAAGCGCGAGGTCTATGAAGGTCTAGTCGGGAAACTACCTACATACCTCAACAATGTTATGGACATCCAGAATCCTCAGAACGGGGAAAAGGTCAATGAGTTCTTTGCTACTTGCATAGAAGAGCAATCAGGACTCTTACTCTCTGAGGACTATTACTTCTGTAAGAGGGCTAGAGAGCATGGCTTTAAAGTCTGGGCAGCGCCTTGGGTAGACCTAGCCCATGTCGGCACATACGCCTTTGAAGGTCAGCTTCTCAAGACTCCATGAGTTGCCCCGTTTGCGGTCACACAGAAGTCAATGTACATAGCGTTATTTGGGATACTCTCGCCTCCGAGTGGGAGTTGACCAAAGAGCAAAGAAGCTACCTTGATGTTCAGCAAGGTGGTCATTGCGGCAAGTGTGGGGTGAAGGTTCGGTGCGCTGCTATTCATAAGGCGTTAATGCGCTATCTCAACGGTAATACAAACCTCAAAGCCCTAGAGATAAATAGCCTTGCCACCTACTCACCCAAAGAGTTTTTCTCAGTCTATGACGAGGTTATTTATCCTCAGATTGACATGACAGCAATGCCATACCCTGATGAGAGCTATGACGTTGTTCTACATTCAGACACCCTTGAGCATATTCCTGACCCTATCAAGGGCTTGCAAGAGTGCCGAAGGGTTCTTAAAAAGGGTGGCGCTCTTATCTTTACTGTGCCACTTCTAGTTGAGAGAATGACTAGAAACCGAGATGGTTTGCCAAAGAGTCTGCACGGCAGTCCGAGTGCTGGAGATGACTTCTTGGTCTGCAACGAGTTTGGGGCTGATGTCTGGCGCTACTTAGTAGTCGCTGGCTTTGATGACATCCGAATCACAACCTTTTTGTATCCAGCAGGAATAGCGCTTACAGCAATTAAGACGGGCTAATTAACGACAACCCCAACGCTTACGCGCTGCTTTGCCTCGTTCTCCAGTCCACGACTTACTTCTAGCGCAGAAAGATTTTTGGCGAGGTCCTGATTTAGTTGGGGCTTTGAGTTTGCTGCCGGTAGCTCGGTTGTATTTAGCCCGACCTTTAGCAGTCAAGCCACCACCCGCTTTGACAGATAACTTCTCGCCTCTGCCGACAGAGAGATTAGTCTTCTTTGGCATTAGCGTTTGGACTTTCTCTTAGCAGTCTTTGCAGAACGCACAAATGCTTCAACAGTAGGGTAGCCCTTTTGACCGGGCTTCTTAGCAGGAAGTCCCGCTTTCCTACGCTTGTTGATGTTGTAGTACAAACCTTTTTTAGCTGGCATGGTATTGCTCCTCTGTCAATATACCTATCTTGTATTTTCCTTCAGGCTTGAAGATTGTCAAGGTTTGCTGGCGCATCTCAGGAGCAAAGGATATGTGCATCCACCGACCGTATTCGTGAATCATTTGGTCAAACTTAATGCCAGCGCCTATAACAAGCTGACATAGCGCGTAAGGAGTGTGAGCAGTAGAAGAGCAGTCAATAGCCCAACCATCCATGTGGCTGGATACCTTAGAACCGCCAACAGCCACGTTGACATCAGGCAAGCGTAGCCAAGAATTAACACGAAGAGCGCCTGTGACATTTCGGACTGCCTCCAATTGTTGTGCAGCCGACTTCATGTTCTCTAACTGTCTCTCGTCTGGCTGATTGTTAATGTGCATCCGAATAGCTGTCTCGCTATACGTTGCCTCATCAAGACTGAAGTGTTCGCTTAGATTCATTTTTTAGCCTTCATGTCCATAATTTTTTCTAGCGTTCTACCACCGAAGTAAAACGACATAATCAACATTCCCCATTGACCTAGCAGCTCAACATAGTTGTTGTTTACCTCAATATCCCATGCAGACATCATCGCAAAGGTTGTGTAGGTAAGCAGGATAAAAACCAAGGTCATAGGACGAATATTCTTGGACAGCCAAGAGTCACTACCCATGTCAGCTTTGAGTCGTTCAGTCAACTCATGTTGCTCAGAAACATCTGCATTGAGCTTGGCTAACTCACCGTTTTGCTGCATCTCAAGTAACTTGAGTTTGGCTTGCTCGGCTTGAGCAGGGTCAGGAAATACCTTGTCTAGTATCTTTCCACCAATGTCTATAAGTGCGCCTATTGGAATCATTTGTTTTCCTTTAGTTCCTGTTTAAGTTTACGAAGTTCCTTAATCTCTCGCTTGAGCTGCGCCTTCATGAATAAAGTTTCTATGTAAGCTATTGAAGTTGTTGCAACAATGATACATAGCGCTAATACGCTCAGAATCCATCCGATAAGACGCGCAGTTGCCACATTAGCCACCCAAAAAGTAAAGATATAAACCCCACAGCAATTACCCCACTTATGAGTTCAATGAACCTAATTTCCTCTTGTTCCTTTTGCCACCTTGCTAACCTAGCCCTGCGAATCATCTCAGACCTAGCCCACTCTTGTTCACGCTCAATCTTGCCGTGCATCACCAAGAATCTACTGTACAAGTCTTTTAACTCAGGCGGTGCATACACCATCGCTTCCCTAGTCTGCTCAAGCAACTTCTCCATTTGCAACTCAATCAAAGCCCTCTCAATGGCTTTCTTGCTTGTGTTTTGCTCTGGATTGAAGTTAGTTTTAGACTCCTCTTCTAGTTCACGATAGTAGTTTGTAATCTGTTGTTGCGTGTCAAAG